TTCGATGAACTTGGTCTATCTAGAGATCAAGTGAGATCGTTCTGTGCACTTTACGGTTTTTGGTTAGGTGATGGGACATTATGTGGTAATAGTAAACAACTCTTTAATGTAGTATTTAATCAGGTTAAGAAACATGATATCGACTTCGTCAAAAGGTGTTTAGCAGCCTGTGATCTGCAAGAGAATCGCGACTGGTATTTCTATAATATCAATTCTACACGTCAAATAGATGGAGTTTCGGAACTTAAAGGAGAACAAGTTATCAGTATAATCAATAAGCGCTGGACCACATGGTTTATTAAGCAGTATGACCAGAAGTATGTATTAGGTCAAAAAGATATTACGAAAACATTGGATAGTATATCAACTGACACCAGTTCAATGTTGCAGGGTGAAGGGATCAAAAGTGCAAAATGGTTCGCATCATTTGTATGGAAATTGCCTTCTAGTGTTTGTCGCAACATTCTAGAAGGCCTTCATTTAGCAGATGGAGCTAGCAGCAAAAATTCGACAACAGCACACGGAGCCAAAGCAATCTTTACCTCATCTATTCGGTTTCGTGATGAAATTATGAGACTGATGTTGCACGCAGGCTATACCGCTAAGTTCAGCATGATGTACGATGCAGGATCTAATCGTAGTAGTATGCGTGCGACTTCCACATATGCCAAACACGCATCTTGGGTAATTTATTTTAATGATCACGAAATTGTAGTGGAACCTCTAATACGTTTAGTAGATGCATCAACAGTTCAGAGTCAAAAAGATAATACGTTGAAAAGCGATGTGGTGCGGGAAGTCATTTATGACGGACGTACATGGTGTTTCGATATGGCAGATGGGTTTGTCATTGTAAGACGAGCAGAACGTATGGATTCTAAAGCATATAAAGTGTTAGTGGAGCAAAAAATTGCGACAGCTTTAAATTCCAGATGTGCCTCTGAGGAGTCAGAAGAATTAGAGATTCCTGATAGTATCGAAACATCACACTGGATTGTAACAAAAGCATCCCGAGCCATCATCGCTGGAAACTGTTGGATGGAGTCAGGAGCAATGCCATATGCTCAATGTCACTATCCATTTGAGAATAAGGAGTATTTTGAAAAGAACTTTCCATGTGATTTTATTGCAGAAGGTACAGATCAGACACGTGGTTGGTTTTATACTTTACTGGTACTTTCTACTGCCTTGTTTGACAAACCTGCTTTCAAGAATGTTATTGTAAATGGACTCATCTTAGCCGAGGACGGTGAGAAAATGAGTAAGAGAAAGAAAAACTATCCAGAACCCACTCTTATCATGGACAAATATGGGTCTGATGCCTTAAGACTCTATCTGCTTGATTCTAAGGTGGTAAAGGCCGATACACTTAAATTTTCGGAATCAGGTGTAAAAATGGTTAAGAAGAATGTCTTAATCATGATCGAGAATATGTTACAATACCGCAATGAAACAGTAGAGTTCTTCGAGAAACAAGCTGGCAAACATTTTAATTGCTTACCTGTAGTTCGAACTGTACTAATCCAAGACGTTGATGCACAAAATACCCAGGCTACACCCAATATTGTCTTAACTAATGCTTTAGATTCGTGGATCTTTCATTGCTTAGAGGATTTACAAATGGAAGTTCATAGACATATGAGAGAATATGACCTTGGTAACGTCTTATCTTTATTCGACAACTTCGTAGACAAATTATCAAGATGGTGGATCAAACTAAACAAGACACGTTTGCGTCTTACATCCAAACCTTCTGTTCAAGAAGTACATGATGTTGAAATTGGTCTATCTGTTCTAGATTTCTGTTTACATAACCTTTCCTTAACTATAGCACCATTTGCACCATTCTTAGCAGAAATAGTGTTTCAAACAATTAGACCTAGTATTGAAGTTTGTCTACAAACAGATCCTTCTAGACGTCTAAGTGTACACTTCAACAAAGCTCCAGAACATCTAATGTTTACAAGAAGTCCAGCTATGATATTAAGTATGGAAAAACTTATCACAGTAATCAGTCTTATTCGTACTATGCGAACCAAACGTCCTGCATCTGCGACAGGTGTTGTAAATACTTCCATCAAGATGCCCTATTCTAAAGTTATTATATTGCATGAAGATCCTAAAGTCTTAGAAGCATTGAAGAATGTTGAAGAGATTTTATCGACCGAATCGAATCTCTTGGATATTTCTTATAATACAGATAGTCATAAGTATCTGAAATATCAGTTAGTTCCTAACCAGAAGACTCTGGGTAAGAAACTAGGTAAGAATATAAAAAGATTTGCTGACTTCCTTACGAATGATGTTAGTCAGGATCCAAACAAGGTGAAGAGTTTCTTAAAAGGAAATCAGACATGGGAGAATTTTCAAATACTACCCGATGATTTACAAGTTATTTCAGAACTAGGAATAACAGTTTCGAATTATCAAATAGATAAGCAAGAGGATTTGATAGTCCTATTAGATCCGATGATCAGTGATGAACTTGAGGAATTATATCTAGTTAAATTAACCTGTCGCTTCTTACAGGAGTATAGACGTAACTTGGGTTTAAAACTAGGTGATTCAGTGATGATCGTGCCAGAAGGTAATGAAAAGAATAAGAAACTAATATCTACTTTCTTCCAGAAGAATTTAAGAACACTAGAGGAATTCGTTGGCAAATTCACAGACAATAAAGATGAATGCCTACAAATGGGTAAGAAACAAATCGGATCTACTCTACTAGAATATGATGAAGAAACCGTATTGTTTAGTTTATTCCAATAACAAAGTAGCAGCCGTTGGCTGGTAGGCTACATTACGAAGCCACTATTGCTACCAGATTTAGTGCCTACAAAAAATTTCACCGATTGCAATTTTTGGTCATCCAAAGCTTTTAATACTTTGGATCTTTCTTTTTCGGTTGTTACGACAAAATCTTGGACCTCAATTTTGGGCAGTTTCAACCATGACAAACATCTAGACATTCAATAACTTCTTTGCTCTTTGGCTTTAAAATATCATTATAGATATATAATGATCTATCTTATCATTGGTATTTTATTGGCATATCTTTTATATGCCTGGTATACTTCTCCAACCTCTTACAGAAGTATAAATTTACAAACAGGAGGAGTAGGTGTAGCTAGTTGTAATCAAGATATAGCAGAAAGACTGGAAGAAGATGGATTTTGTCAGAGTCGAACAGATTTGATCTCGGCAGATTCTTGCAAGATAGGTAATGGTTTAAATATACTAACTTATTTGGGATTGGGTCCGGCTGACCAAGATCAACTGAATATTATAAACCATAAAGACCATAATAATCTGGCTTGGATTTTGCGTCGACCATTGCATCCCCCTAGAAAACTTATTAACAACTTAAAAGAATCGAATACGGGACCAACAACTGGACCCTATGCTGCCGATGACTTTGGAAGAGTGGATTTTAAAACCTGGAATCCTTGTAAATGTGATGTAGGTATAGTAAATTTGGATAGACCTCCTACGGAATTGGAAGGAGTAACCGATGCTGTCGCAGAAAGATTAGTTGATGGACAAACACATAATATCTTGTATAACTTATCACCAGACTTTATGAGAACAGGTCTTAAACAGTATTATGGTGGACTTTACTATAATGATGTGAGATATCCAGAAAGACCCATAGGCATCGAATTTGCGACGGATCCCGCTGGATATTGTTTGCGTCATCCCCAGGAATACCCTTGTCCTTTAATCGCAAGCAGAAAGGATATACGTTAAATTTACCACTTTCGTTTTACCACTTTCGTTTTTACCACTTTCGTTTTAACCACTGTTTTATGGGATCGTCTAAGGATAAAAAGCGCACATTACTTTCACATTACTTATCACAGATATCTAAAATACATTCTGCTAGTGACTTTAGTAATACTGATACAATAGTGTCCATAACCGAAAAGTTAATTTATTAACTCTTCGATTCCTTTAAAGATTTTATCTATTTAAAATGGCTTCGTTTAAATAGATAAAATGGGTTCGTTTAAATAGATAAAATATTGGAGATAGAGAAAGTATATCAAAATTGCAGACCATAAAAAGCGGTTTCATTACTTTTTCAGCAATCTCTAAGGTTGTATAGTAGCTGAATTTACTTGGGTGGCAATCATGACAATACCTTTAACATTCATGTTGGGAAATCCACTATTATTATATGCTATTAAGTTTACTGTGGTTGGATTTGCCAAGACAGCAACGTCTGATATAGAAAGAACATAGCTAGTTAGACCAGTACTGGATAATTCCGTGCGAGCTAAGTTCGTACTATATTTCAGGAACGGAACGATTATACCATTATCTGAAAAGGCTTGTAAACTAGATTCTAAAACAAAAGATCCAGCTGGTAAATTGAGACTAGCAATAATAACGTCACCTGCGCCTATACCAATTAAATCATCTGGTCTAGTAAAGAATGCTTGCGACAACCCAGGAGCGCCGGGGGCACCTGTAGCACCTTGACTACCAGGAGCGCCGGGTGCTCCAGGAGCACCTTGACTACCAGGAGCACCGGTAGCTCCTTTAGGACCTGGATGTCCACGTTTTCCAGGCTTTCCAGGTTTGCCTTGTTTGCCTTGTTTGCCTTGTTTGCCAGGACATCCTTTAGGTCCAGGTTTACCAGTTTCTCCTGAAGGTCCTGGTAATCCTATAGGTCCTTTTTCTCCCATACAGCCTCTAGGACCTGCTGGACCGGCCGGGCCAGTTGGGCCAACTTTACAGCATACTTTGGATTTCTTGGCGCATTTGCATGAATCTCCACATTTGCATTTGGACTTTCCTTCCGTAGCGCATTTGCATGAATCTCCACATTTGCATTTGGACTTTCCTTCCGTAGCGCATTTGCATGAGTCTCCACATTTGCATTTGGACTTTCCTTCCGTAGCGCATTTGCATGAGTCTCCACATTTACAAGAGTCGTTCTTAGGCTCTTTAGAACCACAACATTTAGCTGTCTTAAATGATTCTGGCATTTATTTCCTTATAATATTATTATATATTTTTTATTACACGTTTTATAGAATAATCCTAGGAAGGTATCAGAGACTCTTAAAGATATACAAAACTAAACGAAAAACTTAATAAAATATAACAAAACCATAACCTACCATAAAAATTTAACGAAATAAAATATGAAATTTTTATTCACAAATCATTCATTCAATAATACAAAAGAACATAAGATTCAAGAATGGAAAGTAATATTGTATTTTTTATAGTAGGAGCATCCTTATGTGTGTTTTGTAGTCTTATTGGGCTTCTTTATAATATTTATGTACAAAGACGTGTAAAAGATGAGACTATGCTTATACTAGCATAATCTTTTTAGATGTAATAATTAAATTTGCAAGTACATGCGGAAAAAAGGCCAATAAAAATGGTAAAAAAATGGCTAATTTTGATGAGTGATAGAAAATTGTATTAGGGAAGTAAAGTTGGAAGAAAGTTTATAAACTTACTGACTTGAGTTCTTTGGAAACTGCTTTTTCATTTGTACAGACAGTAATTTAGGAAATGGTGATACTCCATCCATCAATTGAACCATTATCAGCGGGAGGGAATGTGTCAACAACCCATAATTTCCAAGTACCATTTGGATTTTTACCTGGACCAGTGAAAGCTTTTGTCAACAAATTACTGTAAATAATGGGTTGTTGCGTTAGAGGTGCTCCGAGAAAATCAGGTAACGGAAGACTTGGAACAGTTGTAGGGGGTGTAACTTTGTACGTACCCGACACTATCGGAGTGGGTAAGGTAGTTGGAGCATTATCATCAAATGTAAGATCAACATTTACGATAACGGCTGCACCTCCATTGTAGAACATTAAAGGCAGAGTATTTCCAGAGGGGGATTCCAACATAACAGCTATATCTTCTGAGAAAGTTTGATTAACATCATTTAGGCTCACTGTTATTTGACTGATAGTAGTAGGTGCACCAGCAACGATTAAGTTAGAAGGATAAATATTAGCTCTACCATTCCCAGAACTTACCGGAAAAGTAATGAAATCTGTATTTGTGTATGTTGTCATTGAGTTACTATATTAGATTCGAAGAAAAATATTGGATATATATATATATATATATAATTGGAAAGATGCCAACTTATAGCAATATGACCCCAATTATAATCCCTGATTCGGGACAGGGAATTCCTTATCCATCCAATATTGTGGTTAGTTCACCTTTTAATATACTAGGTTCGATCACTGTAACGCTTCATAATCTAACACATACGTTTCCAGAGGATATACGTCTTCTTTTAGTTTCTCCTTCGGGAGATAACGAAATATTAATGATGGACCAGGGTGGTGGCACGGATCTAACTGGTATCGATATTACTTTCGATGATAATGCAGCGCAACCAATTCCTAAAAATTCAATGTTAGATGTATCAGCTTCATATAAACCGCTACCCGTAACCTTCCAAAATCTATGGTTACCTCCGGCACCCATGCCACAGTTATATATGACTCCCTCACAATATAATCTGTCAGGACACTTTGCAGGAAAGAATCCAAATGGCATTTGGTCACTATATGTTCTAGATACCGTCCAGGGGGAGCAAGGAGTTATAGCACAGGGATGGAGCATTAATCTGTCTTTCGTACCGTGCTTATATCCTGAAACTAAAGTCCAGACGATATCTGGTTTACGAAAGATAAAGGAACTCAGAAAAGGTGATTATGTAATAGATGTCAATGGAAATAGTGTTGAATTGGTTTCTAATTTATGTTTTGAGACACCAGTAAAAAGATTTGTTAAGATTCCAAAAGGTAGTCTTGGTGTTAATAAACCTGATACAGACTTATATATTACCAGAGATCATATGATTCTTTATGAGGGAAAACAAGTCACTGCATGCTCTTTGATAAATGATAATAAAAACATGAGAAAACGTATTAGAATGACCAAAGTAGGAAACATGGGAGGAGTCCAAACATACTCATTATGTACGAAAGAGAAGTGCTTTGTCATGATGCAGAACGTACCTGTAGAAACATGGTCTGAGAAGGATATCTCAACAAAGGCTAATAAATATTTATATAAAGAACTCTAGATTTTCTTTCACGGATGATTGTCTCTGAGTAAGGTCTTACCCCCCCACACTTATCTCATTATGATAAATTTATTATAGTTTCCTACTTTTACTTGATTGGATTGAGCACGATTTGAAGGCGCTGATGTGTAACAAGATTGGAGTCTCTTTTCATAAGCAATGCCAAGACTGAAGGTGGAATGAGCCACAAATCCACATTTATAATTGGTTTCGCACTAGGAGCTTGATACCAGGGCTGTCTTGGTTTATATTGTTTAAAGTTTTCATATTTATCTAAACTTAGACTAGGTATAATAAGACTTTCTGTCTCTTGATCGAGGTAGATCTGTGTCTTGCATAGATCAGTAAGCCTTTGTGTGAGGACTGTCTTTAAACCATATTGGTCCGAAAGCTCCCAATCTAAGATGTATCGATTTAATGGATGGATCATAATACGGTTTTTTGTAGAAACGATCTTAATATTTTGTGCATCAGTATGATGCTGTCTGCATTTAAAAGCTGCTAGGACAGGTTTTTTAAGGTTTGTGGCTATGGCAGAAACCTGCATCATAGATCGAACACTAGTAGTTACCTTTCGCAACATATTTGTTTATTTGTTGTTTAATTGACTAAACAACAAATAAATAATAAATAATCATTTTTTTTAAATTTTTATGGCTGATAGTCATCAGACCAGCAGCAGCTCGAGTGCGAAGTCAAATATTATTTCTGATATTGGTGATCTGAAAAATCTCAATGTCTTCTTCCTCATAATACTTTTCAGATCTTAGATTTACATATGTTTTAATATCCTTCTTGATATGATATTGGATCTTATCATTAATATCAACAACATCACCAGTATAGATGTCATCTTCAAGAACAACTACTATGTATTTAAGAGCTGCCTTATTATTTAATTTATACACAATTTGATATGCTGCACTCATTTAGTATAGGTATTGCTATGTTGATTGTTTAGTTAAAAAAAATAAATAATCATTTTTTCAACTTAGAGTCCCAACTTTATAAGAAAGACACAAACTGTTCTAAATAAAATAGATGGATGGAATTGCAGAAATCTATGGTTTAGATGATGTAGGCGCAAGAGGAATGTTAGAATTCGAAAGTATTATTAAAGGTATGGCGTTAAATTTAAAAACAGGTATTGTAGGAGATTTACAAAGATAGTACCTGCTGGAATAAAATTCATATTACCAGATGCTACTGTAGTAGCTATGGAAAAACTTACAGTAGCTGTTAGGATAAGAACCCAACAACCATTCGATGTATCAATATGTTTATAATATGTTTTTTAATATGTTATGACCTATTAGACCAAAAAAAGTGAAGTGCATTTGTGGGGAAATCTGGAAAAATATTCTAAGACGTCTTTTAGGTAATATACAATATAAATATAAATGTCTCATAGAACTCTAACACGTAATGGTTATATAGTACATAAGAAGTACTTAACACCTTTCGAAATTAACAAGATAAAGAAGGACCTTACTGTAACTCCGGCAGTCTTACCAGCTTTTAAAGATTTGGCGAAACCGAAACCATACAAAGTTTTTTTGGAATCGCCCGAACGCTATTATTTGCCAAGATACTATGGTATTGAACATTTTGGACAACCTGTTAACGTAAATATCTTGGATGGGGAAGATATCGATATTACTGTTCATATGACATTAAGACCTCACCAGATTGCTGCAGCCAAAAATATCATGAAACAGTTTAACAAGCCGTGGATCGATTCTACAGCGAATAATACAATAATAAATGTTGCAACAAATGTATCTGATAGTGTCGATAGTCGACTTGACAATGTAAATGTAGAAGAGGAGAGAAACATGGCAGAAGATAGTACGCAAACAGATGAACCGTCTCCTCTCGAAATCCTTATGGAAGTTAACAATTTACATTCTTCTTCTAAAGAAGAAAATTCTAAGACAGAGGAAGAACCAGATGAGGAAGAACTAGAATATAAGGCATCAGTGGGAGGGGGAGGTGTGCTGAGTCTGCCTTGTGGTTATGGTAAGACTGTCTTGGCTATCTGGACGATAGCACAGTTGAAGAAAAAGACATTAGTAATTGTTAATAAGGAGTTTTTGATGGACCAATGGATAGATAGTTTTGATAAGTTTAGTAATGCAAGGGTAGGTATACTTCAGCAGAACAAGATGGAAATAGATGGTAATGATGTAGTAGTAGGAATGTTGCATAGCATTTGCATGAAGGAATATCCCAAGGGTATGTTTGATAGTTTTGGTCTAGTAATATTCGATGAATGTCATCATATAGCGTCTGATATGTTTTCGAAGAGCCTCCCTAAGGTAGCCAGTAAATACATGTTAGGTCTATCTGCGACGCCAGAAAGAAAAGATAAATTAAGTCGCGTTTTCTATTATTATTTAGGTAAACTTTTCCATCAGGAGCGAAGAGCTGGTTCAAATCTTGTGATGGTAAAACAAATCCATTGTATGAGTAACAGTCCATATTATCAAGATCTTTATTTGAAGAATGGAGTAAAAAATACGGGTGGAATGCTTACACAATTGATAGAATTTGAGGCAAGAAATAAGATGATAATTCATATCTTGTCAGTCCTTGTGAAACAGAGTCGTACTACATTAGTTTTGTCATCTAGACGTGAACATTTGGAATGGATTTATGATGCCTTACAAAAAGCAAATCTTAGAAGACCGAATGGTACATTTGTTACTTTTGGTCTATACTGGGGCAAACAACAGATGAATAAAAAACAATATAAGAAGATGCTCGAGGAATCCGCAAAATGCGATATTGTATTAGGCACATGTCAATTGGCTCAAGAGGGGTTGGATATTCCAACTCTAGATACATTATTGTTTGCCACACCTATGACTGATATAATTCAAGCTGTCGGTAGAATTCTTCGTAAGTATCATGCGATTAATCCATATGTGATTGATATTGTGGATAAGTTTGGTAATTTTCCGAAACATTTGAAACAACGTCAGGAATTCTATGATGAAGAGGAATACTTTTGTGAACGTACTAATACTTTCTTATTTGATAGTGATACTGACAATAAATACGAAGAACTGATTACAGGATTCTTAGATCATCTACCAGACTTAACTGAGTTTGAAGCTTCTAGAGGCCAAGCGGGTATGGCAGGTAAGAAGCACAGAAAGGGTCCATTACCGAGATTATTTATCTTAGGTGGTGAAGGAAATGGTGAAGGAAATGGAGGAAATGGAGGAAATGGAGGAGATAATGATGACATGTTTAAAGATGATGAAGACGAAGATGCTCCTACAACGATTCGACTTCCAGGAGGCTGTCTATTAGAAGGTGTTTCTGCAGATTCAGGGAATAATAATTCAGATTCAAATCATGATAAGAGAATACCAATTAAAATAACACCTAAATTGCCTTCACTCACAAATAAGGTAAAAATAAGTTCGACGATGGGTTCCAATGTTCCTAAATTACAAGTATCGGATACAATTACACCAGTTCAAAAGGTTAAGGTAACTGACTTAAAACAGGCATCACCTGTGAAAGTTAAAATTTCACCGACAGATAACCTTGCTCCTAAAATAAAAGTTGTTACTCAGCCTACGAATGTTCCAAAGATAAAAGTATCGGATATGGTAGTGAATACGACGACAAAAGTAAAAGTTCTAGATCCACAAACAGCATTACAGATGGTATCACCTGAAAAAATAAAAGTAGTTAATCAAATTGCAGATATACAAAAAATTAAGATTGGAGAAATCAACAATCTAATACAAGACGAACTACAAACTCAAAAGGTAAAAATCACAGTACCAACTCCTTCATCATTAATTGCTCAGACAAAGGCTGCAAACACACAAGCAACTTCGTCTGGGATTGCTACACCAGCTTTAGTAGGAAAAAAGATTTTGCCGATACAGAGAAAGTTCTTTTGATCTGCAATGTCATAGAGAAAAACTCTATGTATTATATAGATTGGTAATCTCTTTTTAGACTATTACAATCATGATTTCAGATAAAACTTTGAATTGGATATTTACAATACTCTTTGTAATATTGTTATTATATTTAATAACGGTTTTTGTAAGTGATATAGTAGATCGACGTATTAGTAATGTGGAAGTTAGGGTTCCTATGCAGGATTACTCTGGCAAACAAAAAGGTGGAGTTGCAGTCGTAGCAGCATCACCAGTAACTACTACGACAGCTGTTGTGCCACAGACGTTTCCGTCAGTAACCGACCTCATAACTCCAGCAGCGACAGTAGTCACGCCTTTTACAGCTCCTGTTACCGAACCAGTAGCACCTGCGAATAGTGGGGTCGCTAGAATCGTAACACCAGTAACAACTATGACAACATATGCTGCCGTGCCTTCGGCGATTCCAGTACCAGTTGTGACTTCCGCAGTTTCTACTGCGACTCTGGCTGCACCATTCAAACCCATAGTGGGTCTACCGACACCATCAATGACAAGTGTGCCGTTAGGAGCAGTACCTGCAGCTGCAGCAGCATCGGGAGTTACTGTGGCACCCGCAGTTACAACTGCCATACCTATTGCTACAACATCCACAGCAACAACTCTTGTAGGAGGATATAAGGCCCATTCTAGAGGATATCAAAGAGGAGGTTTAGTTGTTGATCCGGCAGTTCCAGGTGCTCCTGTGGCTATTGCTCCACTTGTTCCTACTATTCCTAGTGTTCCTACTATTCCAGGTGTTCCTACTACTTCAGTCGTTACTCCTGTAACAGCAGCGCCAGTGGTTCCAGCTGTAGCTCCCGTAGCTCCAGCGCCAGTGGTTCCAGCTGTAGCTCCTGTAGCTCCAGCGCCAATGGTTCCAGCAGTAGTTAATACATATTACAAAGATCCGGACCAGATGACGCCAGAACAGAGACAGAAATTTAAAGAACATGCTAATTTTTCGAAGATGACACTGGAGGATTATAAGAATTGGCTTGATTTATGGAGAAATGATGAAGTGAATTTGGTAAGAGTATTTCCAGCTCATGTAGCTAATTTTAGGAAATACATTTCGGGTCTTCCAGTGCTACAAAGTGATCTTCAACTGGTAATAACGAGTGTTATTATGCCTGTTGCTGTGAAAACACCTGGTCTAGATACTGCACAAGGTTTATATAATCGTTTCTTTCTGGGTGATCAGTATGTTGGAGCATATCCAGAAGTCTTTAGTTCTTATCCAAATGTGACTACTATTCCTCTCCAGATTGCTACTACACCACTTCCTATGGTAATTTCTTAGATTGTGTGACAATTATTATTTTTCATAATGTATCTCTCTGTTTTGTTCGTGAAGAAGGTAAAGCAAATGCGATAGCGTCGTCGTGCAAGACATGCAAGACGTGCAAGACATGCAAGACGTGCAAGACATGCAAGACGGATTTTTATATTTGCAGGTTGAAATACAATTTTTGATATGTATTTATATATCAAAGATTAATAAAAAGGACAATAGGATTGATTTATATATTATTTTAGAAGATTAGAGTATAAAGGTAATGATTTCGGATTTTTGGCGTCTCTTACTAATCGTAGTAGTTCTACTCGGTTTAGATGGTTTATACCTAAAATGGAACTCGGCTACGTATCTCAATACTTTAGCAAATATACAAAAATCGCCAATAAATATTAACTTCTTGGGAGCTACTTTAGCTTATCTAGCTTTAATAATTGGTGCTTATGTCACTACGGGTCTGGGTTCTAATATAGAAATCCCTTTCATAGGAAATTTCTTACCACGATTATCAGGTCAAGTTAAGAATGCACGCATATATGCGACTGCCTTCTTATTCTTTAT